AGATCTCAAAAAGCGCCTTCGTGTAATCTCCGGCGACTTTCGCGCATCGCTTGTTCCATGCCTCTGTCCCGCCAGGCAAGCCCGCGATGTGATCCAACTCCGCCTTGTCCGCCGTCATGAGCGCGAATAACTTGACCTTGAAGCGGTCCTCTTCCATGCCTGAAATCGCAGCCAAGCGCCAAAGCATGTCGCCAAGGTTCGCGGCCTTCCCGGCCTTGCGGTCGATGGCGGTCTTTTTGAAATCCAGAAACGAGCAATTGCGCAAGCTCTCACCCAGTCCCTCGTATTCACCCGGTCCCCAGTCGGCTTTGATAACGCCAAGCGCAAGGATCAGCGCGTGGCATAGCTGGCATTGATTGCCGCGTGTCGCTGGTTCGCGTTCGCAGAAGTCGCATGTTTTGTCGCTCATTTCCAGATTCCTTCTTTCATGGGTGGTTTTTCAGAATGCCCGGTTTTCCCTGCCCACCTTTGCGCCGATGCAAACACGTCCGGGAAAGTTTCGAGGAATTTCGACCGGTTGCGCGGTTGCCAGTATCCCGCCGCCTTGTCCACTGTCGCGGCAAGGTAGCTTTTCAGAAGCTCCCAATCTTGCGGAGTTAGCTCGTAAAGCCCGCTGCAAGCGTCGTGGAACGCGTGCAACTCCGCTGCGGACCAATGTGACGGGCGAGCCCATTCGGGGCGCAAGGCGTTGATTGTGGTGATAATGGCGGCATGGTCCGGGAATCTTCTGCCGGAGGAAGCGACTTCTGGCAAATCCGGCTGGCTGGCTGGCTCGTCTTTTGGCTTAGCGGAAACCATTTGGTTTCCATTTGGTTCGTGAATAGGATAAGAAGAAGAGGAAGAGCAAGGGGAAGAAGAAGATTCTTCTTTAGTGGGTGTTGGGGGCTTTTCTTTTTTGGGTCTTCCGCCTTTCCATCCGTTATCCCACAGCTTCACAATTTGGTGCTGATGCTCGCTGAATCCATGGATCGCCCAAGTTCCGCCCTCTTCGGGGTCAAGCCATGGCGCGTCCGAATCAGTGAGAACGGAAAACAAATGGTTCTCGTCTCCTTTCCATTTGGTTTCCATTGCCAGCCGTCTCGGCGTGAATTTCAAACCGGAGAACTCGCGGCGGATTTGAGCGTTGCCCCAAAGCCGAAGAACCGCAACTACGCCATCGGCCCCAAGGTCGGCAATCAGCCGCTCGGTTTTCCAGTGATTGATAAAGCCGGGGTCAAGTTTCATTTTGATTCTAGGTAATTTCTCCACTTGGCAGAATCGCCTTTCCCGGTGTCGCCGGTTGCGGCAAGTGATCGCGCCGCCGCTTTGATTTTTCCGCCGTAGTGAATCGCGTCATGGCATCGGCGGTGAACGGCCATGAGGTTTTGAAGCGTGTCATTTCTTGGATACCATCTATGATGCAAATCAAAACTTGCCATAGGGTTTCCGCAGAATTCACACCGTCCGCACGCTCGGCGCATTGCCGATGATCGGAGGCTTTCCCATCCTTGACTCTGGCGAGCGTGCGGAGATGCGTATTTCATCACAGGATGGCGTTTCCGTTTCCGTCGTCATAGTCGCCCAGCTTATCGCCGTCATCCATGCGGCTAGTGGCGTATCCAATCTGCTCCGCTTCGCACTTGTCAGCGGCTTCCAAGATTGCGATTTTCGCCGCTCTCTTTTCAGCGTTGATTCTGCGATGCTCGTTAAGGTGTCGCTTTTCCGCGAGTCGGAAAGAAATCACCGTGTTTTCGTCAATCTCGATAATCCCGCCATCGTCAAGAGGCAGCAAGAAAGCGAATTTCTCTTGCTTGGATTCTTGAATCTGCCGGTTGCTCTTGGCCTTGAACGCCCCGAACATGCGGCGGTATTGCATCGCCTGGTTGTTGCGATAACGCTCCGCTGCCTCCGAATCCGTAACGGTGTCAATTTGCGACATTTCGTCAACAAATTGATCCATTGTGAATTCCTCGCCATAGGAGCGAATCAGGTTGATTGCGGCCTCTTTCATCGACTTTGTTGCGCCGGTTGAAAGGGTTACTTCGATTTGGTCTTGTGTGTCAGCTTGCATTTGCAATGTTTGTTAGTATTTGTGCGACCTTCAATAATTCATCCTTGCCAAGCGGTCGCTTACTTAGGTCGGAAATCAAATCTTCGCCTTCTGCCGGGTTGAAAAGGTCAACCATCATTTGGGTATCGGACGATTCAAAGTGTGAAAAGAAATAGGCGATGTTTTGAAACTGCTTGCGACCAATGGCACGACTGGCCGCTTCCGCCTCCATCCTTGCAACTTCCTCTTGATGCCTCTTGCGAAGCAGTGTAATCGCCTCTTCTAGCGCAAGGTTGTTGTTCGCCACCCGTTCACGAATGTCTGAGCTTGCAGGGTCTTCCAGTAGCTTCATATTCTGCCGCTTGGTCCTATCTTCCGCAACCCGGCTTTGATACGTCTTGTATGCCTCTGTCAGCCCGTTCTTCGCATCTTCCAGCAACTCGGGGGAGTGGTTCAAAATCGCCAATGCCTGCTTGGCGTAGGTTTCAGAAACCTTGAAGGATTGCTTGGCGAAGTCCTCAAAAGTATATTTTTGACCTTTTGCTTTCGTGTTCCCTCCCCGGTTTTCATCCGGCCAGAGCCTCTTCCAACTCTCCGCCGCTAGACACGCCCGCAGGCTCGATGTCATGTCACGCCGCATGGAATTGCAATCGGTGGCGATGGCCCATAGCTTTTCTTCAGGAACATCTTCGCCGTCTGGATTGATTATCGTGATGATTGGATCAACTCCGGCACGCTCGCAAGCAAGCCAGCGGTTTCGCCCGTCAATAATGGTCCCGTCTTTTAAGGCCATGATCGGCGTTCTCTGCCCGTTGGCTTTGATGCTTGCGGCCAATGGCTCGATGTCTGCTTCGTTAAGCGGATACATGTCCGCAACCCAATGTGTTTTCATTTTTTTCGTGGTCATAAGGTATAAAAAGGACGCGCCCCGAAGCATGACCGGAGAAACCTCCCCAACGGGGCGGCAGCCATGCGCACGGGGCGCGATTGATGTTTGTTTTGTGTTCATGCCGTTTCTCGCGGTATGGTCGCCACTGGCAACGCGCTAAATTTCATTCCATGTCTTCAGGTTTGCAACTGTCTTTTTCGAGAAAATACCGGGGGCGGGACCACTAGGCCGGGCCTGACACTCGTCAAACCCGTTCCCGCCCCCGGTTCCGTTACGGGGAGTCTAAAAAAGCGTTAGTTGAGCCTTCGCGCTTCCAAGGTTGCGACACGCCTGCTTGAAATACGACTCCTTCAATTCGCTGCCGATGAATTTCCTGCCAAGCTCTAGCGACTTATGGCCCTCGCTTCCGATGCCGGTGAATGGCGAATAAACCAAGTCGCCAGGGTTCGACCAGAGCGTCACGGCGCGCTCGATTACGTCAAGCTGCAACGGGCAAAGGTGCTTTTCATCGGACGGTTCACGCGCCGCCCTGACGTTCAACACGTTCGTTTGTCTAATGTCCATCCACACCGGACTGGCCCATTGTTGCCACTGGTCAAGCGGGAAGTCTTCGCGATCATGCTTCACCGGGTTTTCTTTCATCTCGTCAACGTCGCCCCACTTGCGGAAAATCATCAGATATTCCGCCATCCCAGTTCGCGTGTATTTCGAGTTACCGCGCAACTGCTTGTATAGCAGCCCTTGCGCCTTCGTGCGCTGCATCTCGATTACTGGGTCTTTCCAAATCGTGACTTCGGCATGATACGCCCAACCTAGCTCAACGTGAGCGCGGATGATCTCGCCCCGAAAGTCACGCATTCCCGCCATGCCGTCGCGGTTGGTATAGTTGACGAGGTTCTTGCAATGGACGGCCGACAGGCAACCCGGCTTTGTGATGCGCATCTTTTCGGCAATCAGGAACTTGTAGTGTTCCATAAACTCCTCATCGTTGGCGCAATTGCCCATGTCCTGACAGTCTGCCGAATAGATGTAAAGCGACGCGAAAGGCGGCGAATATATTGAGAAATCGATTGAGTTATCTTCCAGTGATTTCGCGAAGCGGACGCAATCCGCGTTTGCGACTGTCCACCCGTCGCCGGTTTCGATTGTAATATCTGTTTTCATTGTCAGTTGCTTGTCGTTTTCATTCCTGAGATATTTCGCGGCTTGCTTCATTGCCTGTTGCATCCGCTTGTGAGCTTCGATCTTGGCGTTCACAACAGCGAGGATTGATTGCTCGTTGCGCCCCTGAATGACATGCGCGGTGACTGGCTTCTTTTGGCCGAATCGGTAGGACCGGCGCAGCGCCTGATAGAACTCTTCAAACGAGTAGGTTAGGCCGACGAATATGACGTTGCTGCAATGTTGCCAATTCAAGCCGTGGCCTGCGAGTCCTGGCTTTGTGATGATAACGCGAACCTCGCCGTTTGTGAATGAATCCAAGTCGCGTTCCTTGCTCGCTGCCGTGTCACTTCCGCGAACTTCAACCGCTTCAGGAATGAGTCTTTTCAATTCGTCGGCCTCATAGTTGGTATTGCACCAAACAATAACTGGCCCTTCCGATTCCGCCACGATTCGCGCAGCTTCCTTGCATCGCTCGGGACACGAAAGGCGCATCTCCTTGTGAATTGAAGTCGCATTCAACTCTGGATTGCGGAATAACTCGCCTTCCGCCGCTCCTTCTGCTTCGTCAATCTGCACGAATATCGGATTGATCGTTAGCTCAGGCAGGATGTATTTCGACCCGTCATAACCAATGTCGGCAGGATTGGAAACGCACGCAGCCCATGAACTAACCCACTTCCAGAAGTCCGCTTCAGCGTGTCCCTTCAAGCGGTAACTTCCAAAGTTCATCGTGTCGTTAATGAACCAGCGGGAAAGCATCTCGTTGGATGGCATAACGCCAAGGAACTCGGCATGCTGCCCGAACTCCATGTAATCGTTAGGCGCTGGCGTAGCAGTGCAACAAAGCCGGTATTTGTGATTCACAAACGTATCAGTCAGCGTCTTGCGCATCTTTCCAGTGAAGTTTTTCAGAATGCTCGATTCGTCCAAAACTACACCGATGAACTCGCTTGCGTTGAAGTGTTCTAACTTCTCGTAGTTCGTGATATAGATTCCCGGTTCGCCGCAATCTGCTTGCGACTTGGCAACGCTTGCAACGATTCCGAATTTCTCAGCTTCGTGATTGGTTTGGTGAGCGACCGCCAGCGGCGTCAGAATCAGGACTTTCGATCCTGGTTCATGCTGGCAAATCTGATGCGCCCATTCAAGCTGCTGCAAAGTCTTGCCAAGTCCGCAATCTTCAAAGAGCGCGGCGCGGCCTTGCCTTGTTGCCCATCTGACAACGTGAGCTTGCCAGTCGAACAATGGCGCGGTGATTGGTAGCGGTTCAAATCCATGGCTATTTGCAAGCCGTGTTTTGCCGATGATAAATTCGTCGTAGTCTATGCTTTTCATGTGTTGGTTCTATTTCTTGATCTTCGCTTCCCAATGGATACACCCGAACATCGGGCCGGGCGAAACAACCTCGCTAGGATTTAGGTCGTCTCTTTTCCAGTTGGCGCTCTTCACTTTTGGGTGATCACAGAATCCCCAGTGATTGTCCCGCTTGTCCCAGTATTTGCAGTCTTTACATTTTCCGATTGTTTTCATGTTTTCTTGTTGGTTGGTATATCAAAACGGCGGATTGTCGCCATCGTCGAAATGTTCAGGCGCAAACCCATCCGCCTTAGCCTGCTCATGCCGTTGCCGTTCAGGCGGTTGGCGATGCGCTGGCGCTGGTCGCTGCTGCTCCTTATTCGCCGGGTAAAGCGACAGCCAACCGGACCAGTCCGGCCCGACAGGTATCGTTGTCAGCTTCAAGCTGATTCGCCCCTGGTCATCGGTGAACGCCTTGCCGACGTTCGTGTATTGTTTCTTGCTAGCCCCGGTTTGCCGGTCGGTGTATTCGCCAGTAGTGGCTACGATGTCGTGCGTGTATTGTGCCATGTTATTGATTCCAAAGTTTGAGGTTCATTCTGATAGCGAGCGCAACAAGCGCATCGTGTTCGTTGTCGGCGTTCTCGGTGATTCCGCCGCTGCTTGCGGTATAGACCGGCCCTTGGCTCGTTGCTTTGCGCTCCGTGGTTATCCCGTGTTTTTCCATCCAAAGCAGCCTTGGCGACTTCATTGGTGGCATTCCGGCGAATAAGTCATCTGTCATTTTTCTTTTTCTCTCTGGTTAGTTGTCCGCGTGTCTTTGCAAGCTCTTTGCGCAGCGTGTCGATTTCCTCGTCCATTTTGACGCAGTGAGCGAAAAGCATTTCCTTTGCTGATGTTGCCGGGTATGCGTCCCACGTCTCGCAGTAGCGCTCCCATTTCTTCATGTATTTTTCGCTCATGATTCTTGTCTCCTTCCGTATTCGGCTATTAGCAATGCGTCGCTGGTCGCATGAGTGCATTTCATAGCCGGAAATAGCTCCTGCGCCTTGCGCTTGGAAACGTTCTTGTCGCCCCCCGTGCGGCACCCTAGCTCTTTCTGCCACCGTTGCGGACTAACCCGCTCAAACGGTATCCCGGCGGCAGTGAGCGCCATTTCCAAGCGTCCGAATCCCTGCCCGAAAGTGAAAGCTGATTTGACGCCCATCTGCGGGGAAGAGTGAACCGCTTCGATGTATGCTTTGCAATCTGGATGCGACCCAATAACCCATTCCTTGTGAGTGATTGACTCGAAAATTTCCCACAAATCCTGAAGCGTCTCCGGCATTTTTTCAACGCATGGCTTGCCGTCTGTGATCCATGCGATAGCGCCGTTTGCGCCAGGGTCGATCCCGATGATTGTTTTCATTTCCCCCCCTTTCTAAATTCAACAACCCACACCCACGGGTTGGCGGCCCATGATTCTGGGCCGTTGATGGATTGCCAGAGTTGGCGATATGTTTTGACGTAATCGCAATCGTTTGCCGTTAGGTCGATTCCTTCCCAACAAGCGTCATTCTCGCTGATTTCATTTAATCGCTCAACCCGTATCTTGGTGATTTCCAGCGTGATCCGGCTCGCGAATCTCGGCATGAAGATTGAAGGTCTCCACGGAAGTTCCGGCACCATCTTTTCGGCGGTTGACCGATAGTGGATTTCCGCGTCAGCGTCGGCAGGATTGCACAAGGTGTATCCAATTTCGTTCCATGGTTTCACCGCTTGCCAAGTCTCACGCACCCATAGCTGGTCCCCTGGTTGGCCGTAGGGGCAGCGGAAGATTGTCGAATCTTCAAACTTCGCTTTGCCTGAATTATCAAACCACTGATCTTGACCTGGGCATGTCAGATCAGCCATTGCGTGAGGCTGTGGCTTCACGATCCTCCGCGTCTGCGTTTTGGTGCCGTCTAGGATGGCGCGGACCATCGGGGCGGAAAATAGGATTGGGCGGGATTTCACGCTTCCCCCTTTCCAAGCACGCGCCAAACATCAGCAGCGATAACGCGGTAACGGTCAGCAAACTCAAACAGTGCCTTTTGCAAGCGGTCGGTGTAGTCGTTCCAAGTCACCGTGCTAATAACCGTTGGAACGCCGGGAAAGAACCCGCAGAAATCCCACCGCCGTAGGCCAGTGACAACCATGCTCCCATGAATCTGGGGTAGGTATTCGCTCGGGACAAATTGCGGGTCATCCATGTCTTTATGCAGCAACCATTCGGTTAGCGTGTCAATGCTGGGGCATTTGATTTCGAGGCCGAACAGGTAATAGTTGTTTCCGTCCATCGGCACGCATGGATTCTCCACGATGATGCCATCCGGTGAGCATCCTAAGCACCCGTGCCGGTCATGCGTGACAAACCCTACTTGCGCCACGTCATGCCCGGTGGCGAGCATGTATGCCTCTCGCGCCTCTGGTTCGTGCTTGGTTCCCCATTGCATCGCTTTGCTAGGGTAAGCACGAAGCTCCTCCGGTTCGTCAATCACGCATTCGCGGGCGAGCCTGCGGGCGTATGCGTCGGCTTGCGCTGAGAGCTTTCCGCCAGGCGTTAGTATCTTCGCGAACTCACTGGCGGTTGCTTTGCCGAGTCGGATTCTAAGCCATTCCGGCGAGCCTTGTTCTACGTTGTGGATTTTCACGCGCCCCCCTTTCCGTATTCAAGCATAGAATCGGCGCAACGGAATGCAGCTTCGGTGAAGTCGAATTTGATTTTCGGAAACTCTAATTCCTCATCTGTCTCATCGTCCCATTTGTCTTGGTGGCGAGTCATCCACGCTTGGCACTCTTCTTCGTTCGCTGGCGTGGTGAAATGTCCGCTGGCGAGTAGTCCTTGCAGCGCCATCCCGGCAAACCAATCACGCAAGGTCATTCCGGTGGAATAGTAAGCCATGCGGACGGGGAAGGCCGGCCCTCCGTCGTCAATCGTCGCAGCGCTTGGAAGTTCGGCATGTTTCGCGTATTCCTCAAGCTCCGCAATCTTCGCGTTGGCTTCTGATAGTCCTTTGACGAGATACGCAATCCGCTCCGGAAGGTCGTCGATTGACCGCATAGGTAATCCGGTTGCCTCGCATGATTTGTCGATTAGTATCCGTAACGATTTGCGCTCACGTTCCAGCTTCTCTCCAACAGATATGGCTTTTTCAAAGTTGGCGAGGTTCCTGTTATTCTCAGCCTCCCAGTTGTCGCGTTCGCTGTTGGCGGCGGCTAGCCCGCGCTCCAATTCCTCGCAAAGCAGGATGCTTTCTTGGTGACTGCGGCAAGCGCTTGTTCTTGGTGTGTCACTCATGGCCTGCCTCCGTTCCAACCGGCGTTCACCGCGACAGCAAACCGTTGCGCGGCTGCGATGTTTTCGGGATGCGCTAGGTTTCCGCGATAGTAAGCCAAGCGAGAAAACGCGCTCTTTACTTCGTCGGAAAAACCGCACCATTCCTCTTGCGCTGTGCATTCGTCTGACGGCTCCGGCGATTCCTCCGGCGTGGTTGTCGCGGATGGTGGCTGCGTCTCTGCGGTTGCTACAACGTCAACCGCTTCCCGTCTCGCCGGGACGCTGGCTTGTCTAGCAAGCTCAGCCGCCGCAATCCGCTTTGCTTCCGCTTTGGCCTTTTCCGCTTCCTCCCGCAGCTTGGCCGCTTCCTCGTCAGCTTTGCGCTTGGCCTCCTTGCGCTCCTCCTCTGCCGTCATCGCGTCGAATCGGCGTTGAAGCTCGACCGATAAAACAACCGGGTCGGATGCTTCCAGATTGCGGCGGTCTTGTGTCATGGTCTTGCCGTAGGCGGCTTCAAACTCGTCCAGCGCAGCCTTGCAGCGTGTCACCCGGTCATTGATAACATTGACCGTCACGCGCACGCTTTCGCGCATCTTGTCGAATGACTTCAGCCCCTTGAAGCAGTCGCAGATTTGTTGCCTGAAGCCAAGGCGCATTGACGGGTCGCAAATCAGTTGCGTTAGCGCCGTTTCGACCATCTCTGTTTTCAGCGCAGCCTTGCGGGTTTCGATTTGTTTAGACAGGTCAAGCCGTGCCATTGATAACTCGCCGGTTAGATCGTCGAGCTTGCTGAAAAGGTCATTCAGTTCGACCGCATCAGCGAGCGCCTTTTCCTTCGCTGCTTTCAGCGAGTCTTCCGCGCCCTTCAGAACCTTAACATCGGCGGTCGCCTGGTCAAAGTCTTCATCGGTTCGCAGATTGAGATTGAACTCCGCCAAGCGCAAGCGAACTGACTCCGCGAATGCTTGGAAGTTGCTGCTAATGATTTCGCCCTTGGCCTCGATGACGAGGATTGGCATTGGTTGGTCCGTGGTTGTCATTGGTTGGCTTGGTAAAATTCCCCTTCGTTCTTGTATTGCTGAATGAATTTCGCGTGGACAGGATTCGATTCGTCGTATTCGTCCTCTGTGCGGACGTTGTTTGATTCCCATCCAAGCTCCACGTTTTCCTCGGCAAATTCTAAGGCTTGATCCTCGTCGTCTGCCTCAACGCAAATCATCTTCTTTGCGGTCACTTCGATTTCGTAAATTGGCATTGGTTCGTTCGGTTAGAGTAGATTTCCGCTGGTTTGCGCTGGTTCAGATTGTTCCGGTTCTGCTTCCGGTTTCGATTCCTTGAATGGGTCAATCCGTTCGCGCTCTTTCGGTGCTGATTCCTCGCGATTGAAAACTTCGTCCACCGTGCAATCTCCATCTTTGATTGCCGTCGAATAGCCGAAAAGCGTTTCTAGGTGGTCAAGGTTGATGTCATCCGGTTTTGCGACGCCAACGGCGGCGCATACTTTCTCTTTCGGAACTCCCAGCTTTGCGAAGTGCTCCAAGCACGCGGCCCGACGTTGAACTAGGCTCTTTCCGTCTCCAATGGCCAGCTTCTTCGCGGCCTCATAAACCGGCTTGACCAGCGCAAGTGGAATGACTCGGAATGCGGCGTTTCTAAGCGCGATAGAACACGCCGCGTTGCCGGTGGTGGCAATCATGTCGTCGGAATATCGCTTGCCTTCCTTGTTGGTCACACGGCGCTTGACTTCGATTGAAATCACCACGTTGTTTTCCAAATCGTGAACCACGCCTTGCGCGGTGATGAATCCGCCAGCGTCTTCGATGATCCGGCTCCCTGCGCGGATGTGCTGATAGCATGACAGCGCGATTTCAGCGAGTCGCACGGATGGGCCTTGCAGTGGCTTTCCGTCGCCTCCCTTGCGACCTGGTAGCGTGTAGAAACACCCGGCGGCAGTTTCCTCGTCAAGCGTTGCGAATGATAGCATTCGGTTTTTCACTGCCGACAGGCTGCGCGGGTATCGGCGAGCGGTGGCAATTTGCATGTCGATTTGAGCGCGTTCGATTGACTCGATTGCGGTGGTGTTGATGATTTCGGTTTGCGTGTTCATTATTCGTTTGTTTGTGGTTATTGGTTAGAAAATCAGGTTCCAAATCAAAGCCAGGCAGGCAATCACGCCAAGGACTTGCGCTGCGAGAACCGCGGCATGAACCGCGTCGGGGACTCGCCGGTAGTTGTCGCCAAGTCGTTCCATGGACAGGTTGAGCGCAAGGCGGCGGCGGTACTCGTCTGTCTCGTTGGACAGTTGGTTATGGTGTTTCATAATCTGCGATATTCGATGGTTGAGACGATAGCGATTGATAGTGCCGGGACGGTTGACAGCATGCAGCAAAGCGCAAATCCAGTCGGAAACGTGATAATGATTCCGCCGATTCCGATTGCGGTTGCAATCCATGCGGCGATTGATAGAATTAGTTGTTGGTGTTTCATTGGTTGCGATAGCTAGAGGTTGCGGTTGCGGCGAGAAGTAGCGCGATCAGCGTGCAAAGGACGCTGCCGAATAGCGGGATGTCTTGCCGGGTTGAGAGCGCGTTTGCGATGCTGGCACAGCCGAGAATGACGGCGCACCATGCGATGACGATTAGTTGAATTGGTATCATTTGCGTAGTGTTGTGAAGTGATGCGATATGCCGCGCTGAGCCGCGCTGTTGTTTGATGCGATGTGGCGAAAATCACTTGCTGAACAAGCTCGAAACGTCTCCGATTTTGAGCGTTGCCGAGTCCGTCATGCGGGCGGATTGTTCCGCTAGGTTCAAGGTCTTGCGTTCACCGGACCTTGCCATAAGCCCTAGAACCGTCGCCGTTACCGTGTGCCGGATTTTCAAATCGGCTGGCAATTCGGAATAGTTGGAGCAAGCAAGCGTGCGCATGCCCTTCTTGGCGACGCGTTGGCTTTTCTTGATGGCGCTTGCGGCAATGTCTGGGATTTCCTCATTGGTCAGGCGGCGCAGCCCTACGCCCATTACAGCGTCAAAAGCGATGCCATCTTTTAGCAGGCGGCGGCGGGCGGTGTCGAGTTGCGAACGGTTAGATTGAACGTCGATTTTTGACGCTGAGTTAAGCTCGGCGTATGTCACTACTTGGCCGATTGCAGCGGCTTGTAGCAGTTTCGTTAGTGTTTCGGCTTCTGCTGAAGCGCGTCCGATTGTGTGTTGCGGGTTGATGTCTGTTTTCATGGTTGTGGAATAGTTGGTGTGTTGAGTTGTTTCGTGCCGTGGGGCGTGGTGGGGTGTCGAGCTGTGAGGCGTGGAAAATTATCGTTGTGTCGAGTTGCGGAGTGCGGCGGAGCGTCAAGGTGTGGATTGAAGTGCTGCGGAGTGACGGAAAGGGCTTGTTGCGTTGAGTTGCGATGTGTGGCGCGGTGTAGTGGTGTGTTGTGCGGTGGGGCGCAGTGGAGCGTCAAAAATTACGCATCCTCCCAAACCATGTCATCGCCGACATGGAACCGGCCATAGAACCCACCATTGCGCGGGCGAAAACGGCCAACGCCGATGAACTTCCCGGCCTCAACTAAGTAACGCTCAAAAACGTCTTTGGTGATGGTTTCATCGAGGATATAGAAAACAGCTTTGGCTTCCCATTCGTGGATCACAGGGAACTTGCGAGGAACCCGCGTGCCGCTGCCGCGTTTGCCGTCCGCATGGCATGAGAAGGTTTCGCCTTCCGTTTCATCCTTGGTGACTCCTAGCATAAGCGGGTCAGTCACGAGAATTCCAGCGGTGAAATGCTTCGTCCAAGTGGCGTTGCCCTTTCCGGGGATTTTCTCGCCAAGGTATTGAGCGCATTCCATGAGCGCGTTTTTCAGCGCCATCGGCGGGATATAAACCTCGCCGGTCTTCCGGTCGTAGTGCTGATGCTCCCGCCAGTTGCGGGCGTCGTAGTCCGCGCTCGATTCCTTTTCGAGTTTCGGAACGTCGGAACTGTATTGTTTGCTTTGCGAGTATGGACTCGCGCTTGATAGTGTTACGGTTGCTTTTTTCATGTTCGTTTTGTGTTGGTGCCGTTGGGCTGAGATTGTTGTTGTGTTGTGTTGTTGCGCGAGGTGCTGCGGGGCGCTGTTCGGTGCGGTGGAGTGACGCGCTGTGCGGTGTTGGAAGATGATTGTTGAGTTGCGTTGTGACGCGATGCGGCGTGCAGTGGAGTTCTGTGGGGCGCAGCGCTTTGATGTGATGGAAATTTTGACTGGCTTCGTTTGTCCGCTTCGCGAGGATCGAATTTAACCCGAGTCGCCACCCCGGGAACCAGTGGGGGAGATTATTCGGCGGCTTTGACCAAGGTTGCGATTGTCTCGTTCACCTCTGCTGCCGCTTCTGCTGGCCCCACGTCGCCAGTGATGGCGGAAAGGTGCAATCTGCGGATTGCTTGCGCGGCGATTTCAAGCGAGATGCTTAGGTTGAGAAGCCTGTCGATTGTGGCGTTGTCGGCGTTCATTTTCCGGCGAGTTGAGTTTTGACGAGTGGCAGGCCAGCGGACACAGCAAGCCGAATGACGGCGGATGCGGTAAGCCCGTGGGATTTGGCGATCTTAGCGGCGTGCGCGGTGTTGGCGTCGCCGAGGCGGATGCTGAGTTGCTTTGCTTTTTTGGTGTTGGTGTTCATGGTTGGATTACTTGGTTGCCAGCGCTGCTTCGATTTCCTCGCTGGTCATCTCAGCGGCTTCGCAGTAGCTGCGGAAAATCGCGTCGCTTGACTCGATGCGAGCTTTGGCATCGTCATAAGATTCGCCACGGTCGGCGGCTTCTACGGCGTATTCGTTAACGATTGTTTGGTATGGTGTTCTCATGGTTTGGAAAGTTTGCCGGGATTGAACCGGCTTGGTGGTTAGATAAGATTGCGGCGGACGCAAGCATTGATTGCCAGCTTGGAAATGAACTTGATTTGCGCCTTGGAAAGCGCAAGTAGTGTGCCGTCGTCGCACTTGGCGAAAAGCGCACGGAACTTGTCGAGACTGTCGATTCCAACGCGTTCAATTTTCGCGTATTCGTTGCGGAGTGTTTCGATTTGGTTTGCGCTGAATGTCGTTGTCATTTTGTTTTGCGTGCCGTGGTTGCTGGCAACGGCGCAAAGTTACGAAATCCTGCCCACTTGTCACGAAAAAAAGTTAAAATAATTACAAAAACTGCAAAATCCTATATTCTACAAGGGATTTTTGGCCTATCCGTTAGGCTCTATTTGCGTTAAAAACCGGAATTTAACGCAATCTCGCGCAGCTTTCCGGCCACTTCTCGCACCCGGTCACGCCATCCGCCAAGCGGAGGATTGCCAACGCTCAGAACGTCAAACCGCCTCGCAAAGTCCGTCGCGTCCCCGTCATGCGGCAACGATGAAAACGGCCCGCTCTCCGGCGTGAAATCGCGCTTGGTCACTCGCCAAAGTTTCGCCACTTCCCGGCAAATCGTCAAATCCTCCGGCGCGGTCGGGTCGAGCGGTTGAGAATCCAGCAACCCGGCGAGCTTCGCAGCAACGTCGGCGCGGATGCGGTAGGCCATGCCGTAGCCGTCCGGTCTTTCATCGGACGTGAGCGCAACCATCGCGGCGGCAGGATCGGATAGGAATAGCTCGGGTCGCAAAACAACCGTATCCGTGTCGAGCTTGAGCGCGTGGCCATCGTGCAACCTTCCGGCCCGTGCCAGCGTTCGGCAAATCCCCGCTGCGCAGTCGGTCCCGTTTAGATTCCCACGACGCGGGAACTCCGACCGCCACAGCGTCACGCCACGGCGGCGCAAGAAGCCAGCTGTGTGCGGTGGAAGCGGGGCGGCGGCATCTTCGACCACGATTGGCACAAGAACGGCGGCGAGCGCCCCTAGAACGCACCACGGCACGGCGGCAGCGTCGCCGGAGTAGGTAAAGATACATGCTGGAAGTATCATGTCGGAATCTCGTTGGCGCTCCCTATCTTGTTGATCTCATGGTGAATGTCGAGTTCTAGCAACATCGGTAAACGCCCCGAAAGCGTCTCGCTCCAAGTGTCATCTGTTCCGGTATCCGTCCGGTAAACTCGCATCAAAACCATGCCCGATTCTCGAAACCCGGTCGGCACGGCGAAAGATTGGCTTGCCGAAATCAAATGCTGATCGTCGGCGCAATCGGCTGGCACGGCGTCCGACAAATCCAGAGTCGTGCAAGCGGCGAATGCTTGCCCGTATTGAGCGGCGGTGATGTCAACTTTCCATCCAACTTTATTCCCGCGTTGGGCGACGCCGTATTTGCCGGGTGTCCAGTGGACATGCACGCGCAAGTCAGTTTCGGCTTTGTATCCGTGCGGCATTTGAGCCGAGCAATTGATTTCATCGTTTTTGGCAAACTCCCACAGCTTCAAAGTCGCCCCGGTTCCGCCTGGTCGGAAGTTGACTAGAACAGGGTCAGCGGTTCCGACGATTTCAAACCCGCCGGAGGTAATGCGGATGTCATCCCAAACGGTATCGCTCAAAAGCAACCCGCCAACGGTCATCGTCGAATCGCTCCCGGCATGTTCCCATTGCACGGGGCCAAGGTGGATTTGTTCCGGCGGATTGGTGCCGTCACAGCAGGCGAGCGGGAATGAATAGAGCGGGTCCGATGGCGTCGGCAACGTGGCAGCGAAATGCGGCCCGGTGGCAGCGGTCAGCGTCCCGTCCGTATCTTCGATTTCCAAGTAGGCCCATCCGACTTGCGGAACTACCCGCGCAAGCGTCACAAATGCCCGCCATGGCTCGCCAGAGTTGAAGTCCGTCTTTCCGTCAGCGTTGGCTTCATAAAGACCGCTAGGGTCATTTGTTGGCCCTGCCGCCCGCTCCGCCATGGCGTCGCCAAGGTAAAGGAGTTGAGACGTTCCATCGCTGGCGATTTCAACCGTCCAATCGGCGCTCGCGTCGCTGGTCCAAACGGTTTCCGACGTTGCGGAGAACGCGCCGTCTTGCGCCGTGCCTGATGAGATCGAAACATCGGCGGCGGGCAGGTCGTTAGGCGTTGCGCTCTCGGCCGCGACCACGATGGAAAACGCCGCCCCGCCGTTGTAGGTCGTTTGCCCGTAGGGGGTTGATGAATAGCTTCCAATCGGTGACGCTCCTGCGAGCGTGGCAATGATGTCTGTCGCGTCTGCAATCTCATATTGCCCGGTCCCTAGCGCGAGCAAGAAAGGCGTGTTTGCGTTGGCGTAGGATCCGGTGAATTGTGGGACGTAAAACCCGGTTGGAACGAGAGTGCTTGTGACGGTTCCGCTTGCAACCAGATTCCGCCCGCTGCCTCCGATGAATTGCGTCCCTCGCCGGTGCGTGGCAGGCCAGAGGTTCCCGCTCGCGTTCTCTTGTTGGTCACCTTCGATCAGCGAACTTCCGCCAACCGATAGAGCCGTTCCGGTCTTGGTCTGGATGATCCACCCGCCAACGGCAAGGAGGTTGCCGAATGGGTCAGATGAAATCTGAAATTGCGCTGTCATAAATAAACGATGTTGTCTTGCGGTTCGCGCCTGATCCTGCTGACAAGCGATCCAAAGTCAAGCCGTGCAGGCGCGCCAAGGTCGATTACGGTCCTGCCCCGTGCAAGCTCGTGCGTAACCCCCCGAGCAAGCGCGCCCATCGTCTCGCAGACTGGCAGCGTCCCGGCCAAGTTGTATTTTCGCGGCAGTAAGTTGTCGCCGCTGCAATCGTCTCCTACGAGCGTTAGTGGTCCTTCCCACGGCACCCAGTTTTGAGCGTCGCGCAAGGCGGCTGCGAGTCCTGCTGGCGGTGTCAAAAAGTCGTAGTCCCATTCCTTGTAAATCGCGGTTGGCGTAGCGAATGCGGCGTTGACTACAAACGCTTGGAATGACCATT